GCTCCAAGCCGCAAGCAACAAGGTCCCGGATCACGGATCCTTCATAAAGTTTAACGGTGCATGGACCGAGGGCCTCTGCCAAGATAAATGTATTGTCAGGATGTTGTAAATGCCAAGCAATTTGGTGTGGTGAAAATCGGAGTTTATTACCTCGGGTAACTTTTAATTCAACTGTAAAAAATTTGTTATTTTTGTTGTAGCCCAACACATCAGGCATACCAGGAACGCTAATGTTTTCAATCCTATTCCATATAATTTTAGGAGTGGCTTTCTTTAATTTTTGATAAAGTTTTGCCTCTGGTCCCCGCATTTTTTTGGGGTTACTCGGGATTGTTTGGAGCGGTTATAATTCGATCTTTTGTAGGTTTAAACACAACTCTAATTGAATCTTGACCTATAATACTACTCTCTTGTACTTCAATACGTCTTATTTCTTCCAAGTGATTACCAACTTGAATAAATATTCTAGCATTAGAAACAGCATTACCTTTCTTACCATCTGTGAATTGGTCTAAATATTCTTGCAAATGTTTTACGTACATTACAATCCTTTTCTTATTCTATCTATCTGATCATTAATCTGTCGAGCTAACTTCTTATTGTCTTCCTTCAATTGTTTAGACATAATCTCATAATGTTCTGCTTTCTTTTTGTAGAACATAACTTCTGCTCTTAATTCACCATTCAACTTTTGATGAGATTTATTTATGTTAGTCAGATCTTCTATTCTTTGTTCCAAATCGTTTGGCCCTCTCTTTCCTGGATTATCTTCTAATGCCTGTATTTGTTTCTCCAAATCTATCGCATCTTTCTTTGTCGTTACCATCCTTGACAATATATGATTGTTACTCTAAAAAGTCAATATGGGATTACCAAAGAGATTAACAGAAATGCAAAAAAGATTTGCCGAGCTTCTAGTATTTGGCGGACCCGATGGACCACTAACCAAAGCTGAAGCAGCAAAACAGGCGGGGTACAGCGAGAAGCGTTGTAGGCAAGAAGGGTCTGAACTTACCAACCCTCGGCTGAACCCACTTGTAGTCAAATATATTGGAGAGTTAAAAGAAGAGAGATTAAAAAAATACGAAGTGAATTATGCTACCCATGTGGCAGAACTTGGGCGAATTAAAGATGCCGCTTTGAAGAAGGGAGCTTGGAGTGCTGCTGTGAATGCAGAGACGAATCGTGGAAAGGCAGCAGGATTATATATAGACAGAAAAATAATAAAAACAGGTAAATTAGAAGATCTAACAGAAGAACAGTTAGAATTAAAAATGAAACAAATATTAGAGGATTATTCACAAATTATAGATGTCACCCCCGACCCGAAAAAGATCGAGGGTGATAAAAAAGATTAATCTTTATCGTCGTCTTCGATATCTTCACCATCGTCTTCTTCAACTTCAACATCATCTTGCATTTCTAGAACGTCCATGATGTTTGCGATTTTGTTTTCTAACGCTTCCACCTTTTCTTCTAGTTGTTCGATTTTGTTTTTTTCGTTTTCTTCGTTGTTTCCGAACATGTTTTCTCTCCTTGGGTTGATTGAGGCCCCATACATACTTACTTGTCCAAAGCCAATCAATCATTTTGTTTCCTATGAGATGGGTATCTTATCCATCTTAATAATGCATCCGATGGGAAATATATTCCTGTCTGAAAAGCATTCTTCTTTAGTGTCGTAAGAACTAAATGTGTATAAAAACTTTTTTGTTTTCTTGTAAACATATGCCTGGGTAAGCATAACGCTTGCTTCAAACTTGTCAAACTCTTCTACGGTAGCATGTGATGAGTCGCCGGTAATATCAACCCAACGAATCTGATAGAAGTAATACTTCTTCTTGCTTATCATAGCGTGTTTGTACCGTTTTTTTCTAGTCTTCCTCTTCTTCGTCATGCCATCTCTCGTTTATTTTACTAGCCATCCATACAGCGATAGGTATGGAAAGTATCAAAGTTAATTCCATTGCGTGCTGTATAGAGTAACCAAAGTATCTATTCAATATAGTTGTTATTAAAACAGGCACACAACCGCCTACTAGTATTAGTATCATCATTCTGTACTCAAATCTAGGTTTCATAAAATGTCCAAATCATCAATAAAATGTCCGATATATAGTGTTTTCTACAATAAAATGTCCTCTTTCATCAATAAAATGTCCCGTACGAGCGATTAACTTGACGTCTTTATTGACTTTTTTGCACATTTGGACATTTTATTGAAAATATTTTTTCTGTGAGTAAACAGAAATTTTTTTCTGTACAACACTATATGTCGTGTCTCTTGCCACATTTTAGACATATTCTAGCCTCATTGTTGCCTCATCTTGTAAAACATATCTAATCTCACTAAAAATCGGTGTTTCCATTGCCTTAATTCATGATCCTGGATCCGATATTCTTGAAAATATAAGTCAGGAGTACATACCATTATCACAGCTTGTCTAATACTACTGCCATGAATATGATCATGTGCCATGGCATATGCTGCAGACTGCAAGAAATAATCATCAATCCATTCTTTCTTCTTTGGTCTGTTTGATTGTTTAAAGTCTACGATTGTTTCCATGTCGTTGTGCATACAAACTAAATCTGTTGTGCCTGCATACAGACCTGGATAGAACAGAGTTATTTCTGAACCAAAATATCCTTCAACAGGAGTTAGACCAACCTCAATAACCTTGTTAGCCATCTTCTTCGTTTGTTGTCCAAGTTCCGTTAGATCTTCATAACCTTTACCGATCACATAGTGTTCGAGATACTTGTGCATTGAAGTACCACGTTTAGAAGATAAGTTTTTAATCTCTTCCGCTTTCTTCTCACCGACTCTGGCTTTCCATTCTTTTAGAAACCGTTGGTCCTTGGTCCGTGATAATATCGTCGTGACCGAAGGGAGCCTGATCCCATTAACATCATAGGTTCGTGTTCCCTGGTTCTCGGACCTCGGAACATCTATATAGCTGTATTTATTTATCTTTTTTATCACTGGTATCTCTGTTTTTAATATAACTAGGCCCGAACTTTTGTATGTTGTTCAAAGGCGCCGAGTCATGAATATTACCCGACACAGAGATTCTTTCGCATTTAGATTGGAAAGGACTTACCCAATGTTTCAACCAAGCAGGAAAGACAAACATATCACATTCTTCCGGGAAGTAAGACATATAAGTAACCGCATCACGTCCACCTTCTCCATATAAAAACTGTATACCACCAGGTCCACAACTTCTACCTTTGTAGGCAGCGTTTTCTATTTTTAGTTCGTTAGGAATTTTTAAATAAATAACAAAACTTAATTTACCATCGTGATCGTGCGGTGGGTTAAATTCGTTAGCCTTCTGGTAGTTAATCCATAAAGCAGACATAATATACTCTGGCTTCTTATCATATTGTTTCCTAGTATATCTCTCATAAGCCTGGTCATAGATACCAAGGGCGTTAGCTATATAAGGTATAATTTTCTGTTTAGACTTATCGCCATAACCCGTTTCTTTATCAATCTGTCCAGCTAATTTACCTCTAAAATCTATTTCATTTTTCTTCGCTTCGTCTAACAATAATTTTTGAAAATCAGTAGAGATCTTCATACGTACAACGCATGGACCCCAGTTAAACATATCAACTTCCACTCTTGTTTTAACTTTTTTATCTGTTTCTTTGTCCATATCCTGTTCCTGTTCTCCTATTTTTCCATCTACCGTTCCAACCGTAGACATTCATTTTACTACCCCAATGCTCAAAGAATCTATAGTAGATGTCTCTACCTCTATTAATGTAATAGATTATATCATCAATGGCATCGGGGATAGTTTTCATATTATTTATTAGTTTTAAAGTCTCTAAACACAATAGGTTTAAATTTTTTTAAACCTTGATTATGTTTGTTATAGACTTTGTCTATTATATCAAGCCACTCTTGACTGTTAGTAGCACCTTTAAATTTAGCAGAGAGTTTCTCTACCTTTTTTGTAAAGTGTGTTCTATTAAATCCAACGTGACTTATTGCGTGCAAGATTGCGTAATAGAAAAAACTGTTTTTACATTTACTAGAATCTATTTCTGTTAGAATCTTGTTGATGTATTTCATAGTTTCTTCAGACTCAATCTTGTCTGCAACTTTAAATAGACCATCTTCAAAGTCTTTTTCTTGTGACCTTTCTCTTCTAAAAGAGTTATTTAAGATAGTAGTGGTTACAGAATATTTATTATTCAAACCATACTCTTCCATGAAGGACTTGTAGTATACATAGTCTTCATTTCCCTTCTCTACAAACTTATGTAGAAAATTCTTACTAACCCAATTAGCGTTATCAGTATTTGCAATACTAATATCATCTGCTTTGAGTTTTTCAGCCACAATAAAACGAATTGGTTTATTCAACTCGCTTCTTGCTAAATAACGGTGTTGCCCATCAAAGATAGGAAACTTTCCGCTTTTGTTTTTAGATAGAACAGTAATAGGTAATTCTTTTAAATCCCTTCTTCTGATCTTATCTTTCAAACGATTAACATGGGAACGATTAACTTCACGATTGCCTTTGACAATATCAAAAAGATTATAGTCTTTGGTTTCGTGGATGTCGCCCACACTGATTACAGTGCTCATGTTTTCTCCTTTGCTTTTTGTTGCGTCGCGCTTGAAACAGGTGTCGACGTTTTACCTGATTGTTTGTTTTTATAAAACAATTCTAAAAATTTGTAATAAGCTTTTCCGCCTCGATAGTCTGTATCTTCATCGGCTTCTTTTTTAGCTTTTAAGAGCTTTCTTTCTCTATTCATCTCTGCCATACTTTTATGCTTCATTGCCATCCTGCACATCCTGTTAAAATCATAAACAAAGATAATAATATCATAACTGAAAAACCGCTAATTATTAGTAAAAATATTTTATTCATAATGTTTTATAATCTGTTCTAGTTTATCTTTTTTAGTTATCGAAAAGGGTACTAATTGTTTTGCAACTTTTAATGCATCTCGGTGACTACATCTCCAACGATATTGTCCATGGTTTTGATGTGGGTAAGGTGGTCTGTGATCCGTGTTACCACAATCTAATGTTTTGTGTACGTAATCTATTGTTTCTTTATCAATCATATTTATCTCAATTCGTATGTTCCAGTACTTGTAGGCTCTGGGCTTCCCTTTACGGTGTTCAAGTCGTTGTTTATATGTGATGCAACCTTCACCATCAAATAGACCAGCAAGATATGCCATAGTTTCATGCATATAACCTAGACCACTGTTCTAACAATTGATACCATTCTTTTTTATACTTCTCGTCTTTTGTTTTATTCCAATTGTTAGCGGCTTCATTAATTTTATGTAATAACTGGTTCATTTTACCTGCCCAAAAGTTATTCTAGCTACTGCCTTTGCGGGATCCCATTCAAAGTCTCCCCACTCTACTTTACTGCACCCGGTTGTTAAAATAAAACTCGTAAATAAAATTATCAACGTCTTTTTGTACATACTTTTTTAACTCTCCTTCTGATTCACACACCCAACATTGTTTTACTTGGTTGGGTCCGTCTACTGTATCAATCTTAATATAACCGTTTCCACCGCAGTTGTCACAAATTTTAGTTTGCTTTACTGGGATGGATAATGTAGGCCCATTTTCTGCCATGCTTTCCTCCTTTACGTGGGGCTCCTTTAGCTCTACCACCACTATTAACATTTCTCATTCTTAAAAGGTTCCATTTTCTTTGGATACCACTATTAACTAAATCTTTAATGCCTTTAATGTATTCTTTTATATCTTTATCTCTTTTGTCTACTTTATCTATAACTTTTTTATAAACATATCTCCAATCGTAGCCTGCTAAATGACAAACAAATTTAAAATTTTTTGAGCGACCTTGCACCCAAACAATTGCTATTTGTGCTTCTCTTAAATCTGTTTGATACAAAGCATCATCTAATGCTTTTGCCACAACTGATATCCATAGATTTTGTTCAGGCTCTTTTCTAATGCCGAACAGTTCTATAGCGTTGCTATTTGCTGTTGCTTGACTTTTGAACTTGGATCTTGCCATTGTATTTCTGTGCTTTCTCGTTCGCCAAAGATTCTATTGTTTTACTTATGGACAGCGGCGTTCCGCCCGGCAATAAAACTTTCGACAGTTTCTTTAAAGTGTTATATGCTTCGTGTGTTAACGAAACATTTCGGTATTTACTTATGTCCGTCATGCTTTCTCCTTAATAATTTTCATTAGTGAGAATATAGGATAATACGATAAAACTGTCAATGACAAAATTTATATTAATACTACAGGTGTGTTCTTTTTTAAGCGGTGAGTGTAAAATTGCCGTGCAACCAGATATTGTATATAATGAATGGGCTGAATGCGCAGCAGATGCATCTGTTAGAAGTTTAGAACTTTTGCAAAAAGAAGGTAGAGAAAATGTTAATCAATATAGATTGGCAGTTAAGTTTGGATGCTATCCAATCAGTGAGACTTGACAATATGTCTAAAATGTGGCAAGAATAATTTCTTTTCTCACCTTTAAAACCTATCCCTTTTCCCTTTCG